CAGCGGTTGCTTGAAATACATAAGCGTCATTATCTGTATAAGCCGTTATAGCAGGAGTCGGGGCAATAACATAAGCATCTGCTGCGCCAGTATCAGTGTTTATAGTGCCTGTAGACTGATTAACCCTGACATAATCAACAATTCTAATATCAGAGGGCAAACCGTCAAACGTGTCATAATATTGCTGCCATTTAGCCGTTGCAAAATTCATGCTCTTGCCAGAAAACCAAAATGGCATTGAACCGTATTTACGTATAGCCCGATTAATTTCGCGCTTAACCTGAGTGGTTAAATCAACGCGATTTAAATCATCGTTGATCTTGTTGTACATATCAGCAAAAGTACTCATTTATCGCAAACCTTATTAGTTACGTGATAATCAAAACCCTTAACCGTTTTAAAACCTTTACTGCATATAGGACAAACTAAATCATCGTTCTTTATTGCTTCTAAAATATTTTTATCATGCTCGCTAAGACCAACGATATCCAACAACTCTCTATCCGTTTTTTTCTCAACTTCTTTTAACTTTTGATACTCTAAATTGCGTCTAGCACGCATATATTTAGCCCTAACAGCCGCTGCATTACTTAGCATTTATTAATCGCTCCTTATACTTAGGAACTCTTTTGCCATCAATGGTTGTTGCATGAACAGAGTTGCCCATAAGCTCAACCCATGGCCTAGCTGAATTCATGTTTTGATGCTCCAAAGCCCACTCTTTTGCATACTCAGAGTCGGATGTTTCAGGAAAACACGGCACGCCTTGAGTATAGTGTGCAAGCTTAGCGTCTGCACGTGGTTTGTCATAACCGATAAGATGATTCCAGTCAGGTGGTAAATTTCCAATTAAGCCCTCATCAACCCAGTTAATCCCATGCAGCCCTTGAGCCTCTGCCACATATTCAGGCGTTAATATTTGACACTTTTCACAGTTAAACAACATGACCGATGCCCACTCAAAACGCTTTTCATTCTTTGCAACCATTACAGCATATTTATCATCAACCATATCAAATAGATTAGTAATATCATCTAAAACAATCATATCTAAATCTAAAAATAACGCCCAGCCTTTATAGCCACAAAGATATGGCACTAAAAACCTTGAAAACGTGAATGGCGTTAAGCCTTGACGCTCTAATGGCAACTGAGACAATACCAATGGGGTAATTGCCACAGGAGTTGTTGAGCGTGTAAATATACTATGCTGTAGTACAGCATAACTAATAGGTTGCCTATGGTCATAACCTATAAATATTTTTAAAGGCTCTCTAAATACTTCTGACATTACTACCTCTTAACAACCTTTCTTGGCGTTTACTGACCCATCAACTACTGATGTTCTATTTTTAGGTCTAGCAATTGAATCCATGCTCCAAGAGTTCATGCCTTTTGGTGCTTTTGGAGTGCCACGACTTGTCACAACACGACCAGCGGATGCATCTTTCATGCTGCCAGAGTGTGCATATTGTTTACTATCAGTTGTATATTTTGGGGTATCATTTTTCATTTTCATTAGATTGCTCCTTCAAAGCCTTTTGAAATTCGCCGTAGTTTGCGCGGGGTTCGGCAACTATTCTATATTCTAGCATAATTTTAGCTGGATCATCATTAGGCACGCCGCTTGACTGAAATAAAACCACTCTAAATCTTTGCATAATTAACGTTAGCCAAAACTGCTCATCCTCTTGAATCAAATGTGCATTGCGACCATCTGCCAGCACTTTTTTAGCCGCCCCATGATGTATAACCATCAAAATAGATTCTTTAGTTACGCGCCATAAATCATCTAATACGGCTAACAAGCAATCAGGTTCAATATGCTCTAAAACATCAGAACAAATAACTATTTGTGCAGGTTCTGGTGTTGCCGAATGTGCCGCCACACATGGATCATACTGCTTAATCTCAAATGGCAAATTGGCAGCCAGTGTACCCTTCCCACAACCATAATCTAATATATCAGTAGTGTTTAGAGTCTTAGCAACGCCCAACACATAATCGGCAAGCTTAACGCCACTAGTGCCATAATGCTTATTGGTTTCATGTAGATTCTCGTTTAACTTTTTATACTCTTCTGTAATTAACATTTAAATTCCTCTTTTAATTCATTTATTGCTTTGTCCATACATAACGCCCAGCCACCATGCTCTGTTTGCCATATGTTTGTAATAGAGTGATACCAAGGCATATCCTCGCCATAAACACCCATCTGCCATATATATCTATATGGGCATATTTGATAAGCTCTAGCTCCCATAACACCAGCCAAATGTATAACAGACTGTGGCACTGATATAATCAGGTCTAACTTTGAAACTAGGGCTGCAGTTAACTCGTAGTTATCAACTATATCTTTCCAGTGATAAATTGTATTACCTGTAGATTCACAATAATGATCTACTTCGTGCAAAGCATTATCATGGTATTGCAGCGATATTATATTAGCATCAAGCTCAAATAATTTTGCTAAATGTTCCATTGGCATACAACGTACATTTTTTGATGAGCCTTGAGTTCCTCCCTTCCAGGATATGCCGATGTTTAATTTTTTAGGCAGCGCGGATAACTTATCTGTTATATATTTTAAATCTTTTTCAAACGGCTTTAAATATGGAGCCTTTGGAAAATCCCCTGCTTTCTTGCGGTAAAACTTGGCAAGTGAGCCGATTGGAACTTTATAGTCAATATCGTAATTTTTAATCCATGCTAAAAGGTGATCTTTACGTGTGCCATAACAATCAACGCCTAACTCTTTAAAAGACTCTCTAAACATCTTATAAAGCCTTGGATGCGCGTCATATATAACCTTCTTACAATCTTTGACTAAATCAGGGATTATGGTCGCAAACATAAGCTCATCACCTATGCCCTGCTCACCATAAACAACTACTGTCGCATCTTTTTCACCATTCCAGGTAGGCGTTTCATCAGCATTAATTTTATAATTCCGTGACATTTTAGCTTTGTTGCGCTCGCCATTATCGTAATCTATAAAGCCTTGTTCATAATTACCTATCTCAAGATACGCTAAACCTCTGTTCCACCTTGCATTGCCGCAGTTAAAATCTAACGCTAATGCTTGGTTAAAATAATCAATTGCTTTTTGTGATTCATTGCAACCAACATAAGTTGATCCTAAATTAGAGTAGTAATCAGCGGTTAATTTATTAGCACCATCGCCGTTATCTTTTTTAAACTTTTCAGTCTGAGATATTTCAATAGCGCGTTTAAAAGCTGCAACAGCTTTGTCTTGCATGCCAAGTTTACGATAATTGCCACCAAGATTGTTAACAACCTCGGAAAAATCAGGATATAATTGCATAGCTTTTTCATAAGCTAAAATTGATGCGCCGTATTTTTCAATCTTGCCGTAATATGAGCCGAGCAAGTAGAGGTAGAAATAGTGATCTGGATTCTTGTTTAAAAGATATAATACTTTTGTGTAGCAATCATCTAATCGGTTGTTTTTTAAATCTTCGTGAGCTGCAACCATTAGCTCTTGCAAATTAATTAATGCCACAAAATATCCCTCTTATGTTTAAGGATATGATGACAAATTTTTGTATAACAAGCAAGAGATAATGCCCTCGTACTTACGCAGAGGAGGGCACTATATTATTTAAGTATTACCTTGGAAAGTATAACTTACTGTCAAAGCAACTTGTATTGAACTAGTTGCTGTACCAGGTGTTACACCACAATATACTTTAGCATACTGGGTAACTTGGCTGTCAGGACAAGATACAGTGAACGGTAATTTGTCATTGAGGGCTGACACAACAAATGCTGCGCCAACTGTCACCTGGGACGCAAATTGTGACATAGCTGTCGCACCGCTTGTTACTTCAACCCCAATATCTACAGGCATAGTGGCCGCACCACATGAACCTTGATATACCATGCCCACAATAGTTGCACCATGCGGAACTTTTAACATTTGAACAGTTAATGCGTTAGCACTAGCTGTAATGTCTGCTCCACTATATGTGTAATTTGTAGACTTAGTTGTCACTGTGTTTGTTGTTGCAACGATTACCGCTGCTGACATCGCTGTTGCTGTTACATTAGTAGTCATTTAATTATAACCCTCCGTTAGCAACGCCAGTGGTGTAGATTGTTATCACACCAAAGTCGAGCGAGTTGAACACAGTCTTTTTAAGACCCCATATCATACCAGCTGAGACACCTAACTGATTGCCATAATCGAACAATTCTTCAGTCCAGCTAACTTTGTTTCCAGCATTGTCTTGACCGAAAGCTAGAACCGCAGATTGTGCGCCACAAAGGATAGCGCGGAATGCGCCATTGGCATCTTTAGTGATACGAGCTGTTTCGTGGAATATAACGTTGTTATAAACCCCTAATGCGCCTGTAAAGATAGGGTTATTAGTGATTTCACCGCCTTGAAGAGCTGCTTGTTGAATATCAAACCACTGGCCAGCAGTTGTTGATGTTCTCATTGAGGTTACTTGGTATGGATGCAAGAAACACACAAAGTAATCAGAGCCATCGATTTTGATAGGTCTTAGAGGGAAACCAGTTCCATCACAAGTATTATCAAGTTTTGCTTGCTCTAATGCTCTATCAATTAAAGTGATATTAAACACGTTAGAAGCGGATGCGCCAGCAGATACAACAGATGCAGTAGTTGAGCTATTTGCTAAAACCACATTTGTCGGTGCTGTCGCTGCTTGGTTACCAGCTTGTCGAGTATCGGCAGTTGTTAAACCAATAAGCTGATTGAATCCACCTAAGTCAAACACGCCAGCATACCAGTCAGATAATGCTTTTTGCATCTCTTCACGAACTGAGAAAGGAACGCGCTGCTCAGACATTTTGCCTTTTGAGCGAACCGCATTTCTTAGTTGATCGATAACCATTGTATCTGTGTAGACATTCATGGTTTCTTCTGCGCCTTCTAACGTGCCATCACCTTGAACACCAAGAGCACAAAGCTGTGCACGTAGTTGATAAGTAATTTGGTCGCCTGGGCCTTTTTGAGTATCATCGAGAACCTGAATCATTGAGTCATCAGATGTTCCCATAAATTTGTACAACCAAGTTTGGCGTAAAGCTTCGGACATTAAGCGTTTAGACCATAGCTTGACTGCATTATTAGAGCCTGCGCCCCAACCAGTAGTTGCCATAATAGTTCCTTTATTTAAAAAGTTTGTTAATAAAAGTTTAAGTGTTTCCATTTATTAAGCCATGGCTGGCTGGATGGCTACAGACCCGTAGCGAGGGGCAAGTTTAATGTCATTACGGACAGATTGTGCAATTAGAGGCTTGCAGTGCCTATAAGTTAATATAGCATACTAAGTTTATGTTTCAAGGATTTATTGGAAAGAGAGGATTGATCTGGCTTACTGTATGCTGCCGTACGCCTTCTAATATCATTTAAACCGGGTAGGACTAAATGATGGCTCAACACAGGGAGCTGCCAGATCAACTTTATTGTATCAATTAATAAAAGTCTTTACGATAGTCGCCGTTGCGCTTGGACTCATCTTTAACCTGATTAAACAACTTATCAAACTCTTTATCTGACATCTTATCTATCATAGAAAAATCTAATCCACGCTCTAAGTTTTGGCCGCCCGACCTTGGCAGAGTTTTAGCTTTTTGCATACCTTTTGCAACATTCTCTAGCTTGCTTACAGGTGGCTCTTTTGCAACATAACCACGCGCCTTAGCTAGTCTATATATGCGCTCAGCAGGATTAGCTTTTTCATTAAACGCTTTTGCAGCTATAGCCATCTCATCTTCTTGAAGCAGGTCAACCGCTTCCCTTTGAGAATACCCGCTAGCAATGTATTCGTTAATTTTAGATTTCTCTAAAAACTTATAAGCATCGCCAAAGTCGGGGGCATCTTGCATAAACTGTTGTGCGCTTTGCTTATAAGCACCAACAAAGTTTTGCATGCTAGTTTGTTTTTGCTGAGCTGCCGCTTGTTGCTGCAGATACTTTTGCTGTTCGGCTACAGTTTTATTTATATTTTCTATCTGGTGCTGATAGTACGCAAGTGGATCTTCATCTTTATCAGGCGCATTATTTTGTGCAACTGGCTCTTGCTGACGCTGCATGTTTTTCATCAACAAATCTAACTGCTGCTTTAAACCCTCGGTTTGTCTGCCTTGATTTTCTAACTGCTCTTTTAGCTCCTGACGTTTAGATTCGGCTATTCCATAAGCTTTTTCAAAGTCTCGCTTCGATTGTTTTTCAGTAGCTGTTGGTTTATCTGCATCATCGTCTGCTTGACCATAAACTCCTGATTCCTCATCCTCTGTTCCGCTTCCTTCTGAAACGGAGCCATCAAATCTTTTGCTGTCGCTTTGTTCGTCTGGTTCGCTTGTGCCATCTTGTAAATCCTGTCCAGCCGAGCTGTCGCTTCCTTCTGGCTCAAATCCTTCTGGCTCATATTTACCTCTTGAGTTAAAATATTTTGCTTCATTATCATCTAACATGTCATCAGCTACGCCCATAAATACTCCTATAGGTTTTTAAATACATCCAATGTTGTTTTAAAGTTTTCTCTTGCGTCTTTCGCCTTATCTAAACCAGCCAAAGATTCCTCGTGTGCTGATTTTGATATATTCAAAGCACTCTTAGTTTGTTTTTCAAACGCAGATGCTTGTGTATCCTCAACATCCGCAGCTTTTAGTTTAGCCTCAAGCTCAGCTAATTGCATGCGTAATTCTTTTTCCTTTTTAGCATATGCCTCAGCTTCTGGATTAGGCGCGTTAGCAGCTTCAATTTCTTTTTTCCAGCTACCAATTAACTGTGCTGGTAACGGCGCGTAATCTAAAATATCTTGCGGTATAGGAATGTTTGCTTGTAGTAAAATCGGGAACAAGGTTACAAGTCTATCAAACACTAACTCGCGCTGATTAGGTGATGTTGGTGATTCATCAACCACAATGTCATATTTAAAGCTCAGCTTATCTTTTTCAAGTGGCACATATTCGCCAAGCCCATTCCCAGCTATACGAATTAGTCTGCTATCAGCAATATACTTAATAATAAAATCTGCTAATATTCGCCCCTCTTCTTTACGATATCTGCGCAGCGAATCAAAAAAATCTGCTACAACTGTAATCGCTGTTTGTTTTCTCTCGCGCTCTAATACACCTGATTGCTCACGATTGGCCATGCCTAGCATCTCAAGGTTTACACCAACTATTTCGGCAATCGAATTAACAGCATATTGCAGCATCGAGTCTATCTGGCTTGGGAATATAGGCGGCTCTTTCTTTTGAATCTTGCCCATACCACCCTCAGCTAACCAGGTGATGCTGACACTAGATATGCTTTTTTCAGCCTGTCTGTTGTCTACAAAAGCGTCCTCTTCAGCAAAGTAACCGCCTTTAGCGTTTGAGTTAACAATGTGTAGAGTTTGTGATAACCACTTATTAGCCCATCTCTGTGGATCTTTCATTAACTGTATAAGCCCAAACCAAACGCCATCCGTATGGTCAACCAACCCTGTAATTGCTCTTAACGTGAACCCATTAACAGGGCACTCGCCCTTTTCTAATATATAATCGCCAACCAAAAACATTTGCATATATTTTTTACGTGTTTGTTTTTGATATCTAGGTGCTGTGGCTAAGATTAATTTTCTATTTTTTCTAAACTCTTTGCTGTCGTATTCTTCAATTTTGCCATCTAATAACTCAACGCGATAAAATGTTTCACGTATCCAATATTGATATTGAACCACCTGAATCATGTCATCATCTTCGCGCTCAGCATCGCTTGATTGGTCGTTAATGTAGAAAGGTGCAAGGGTTGCATCATGCGGTTGCATACCTTTTGGATCTTGGGAGAAGTCCATTTGAACCTCATCCTCAGCCTCTGGCCACAACTCAATAAAATCTTTTTTATCGTAATATTTAACTCGCGCTATCCAATTGGCATCATCTAAATTACGCTTTTGCGAAGTTGGATCGTAAAGCATATCAAGTGGATCTACCCTGTCGATAATTATCGCACCATCTGGATCTACTTCATAATCAAGCCTAGTCTCGGTGAAACCCATGCCTGTCATTAAACAATCTTTAAAAGCCTGTGACTCCTCATCCTCAGCATCGCATGAGTCGCGCACCCAATTAGCAGCCCCTGTTAACAAGTCAGATACACCAACATCACCATTAGTTCTTGGTAAGTATGTAACCTCTTGACGATTTTGAACCTCTAAACCATGAACCGCGTTAATAACCCTCGGTATTCTATTAAAAACAATCACTGGCCGACCATCTTTATTTAAACTCTGCACATCTTCAGCAGCCCATTGATTGCCAGCAAAAAAGTCATAAGACTCACGAGCATTATCTTTCCATTTTTTTAAATGATTGCGAGAAGCTTGTAAGCTTTTATTAATATCTTTAACTAATTGATAATCAGAAGATGCGACTTCAAAACCACCATCCATATCGTCTTTGTTGGGCTTAGCTTCCATCAATCTCTCCATGATTATACTATAGTTAAATGAATTAAATTCTTTTTATAGTATATGCCAATTAAGCACCCCATGCACCCCCGCTTTTAGAGTCTCTTATAGGCTGGTAGCGTGTCTCCCCTGCCGCCGATATAAGCTTAGGCCATTTCACCTCTAGCTTTTCGTCAACTATGCGGGCTATGGCATCCAACATGTCATCATGCAAGCTTACGGGGAAGTTTGAATACTCTTCATTAATAAACGTTTGTATCAAGTCTCTTGTTTGCCCTTGATAGTCAGTTTTAATACAAGTATCAGGAAGATAAAAGCGTCCTTGCTCGAAAATGGGTATTAACTTTCTTATGCGGTCAACCTTAGATAATTTCCCACCAAGCTCCTTAATCTTGAAATTATAATTTATACGCTTCATAGTGTCTTTGATATGGCTAATGTCTGCTTGCATGCCGTATTGCTCATAGCCTACATCTTTAGGCTTAAATCTTCTGTGCATTTGAAATAAAGCGTCAGCTCTTTCAACCAAAGATAACCTATCTCTAATTATGTCTAATAGATAATAATTCTCATCTGAGGCCAAGCCTATACAAACCATAACCGTATAGTCAGATGTTTTTTTCTTATCGTTAGCTGGATCTACTAATATATAACAGTTCATATTCTTAAAGGTTTCACACGTCTGAAAGTTTAACCACTTCTTTTGAAAACCTTGGTCTGAATCTATAGTTGGATTTTGAAACATCTGACTTGAGTAAACATAAGGCCCCATATCCCTACGCTTTTGCTCTAATGCCTCACGCGTAAATAATACTGGCTCACCATCTAATGTGCCGTCAACCGTGGCCGTGTGAATCCTAGGAATGGCTGCCTTGCGTAACAGCATCTCAGCATATGTATCGTTATATGAATACCTCGTGCCAATGTATCGCTTTAAACCGCCCTCTGACCCCAGATTTAACGATAACGCCCAAGCATCTGTAGTCTTTTCAATCATCCCAGGCGAGCGAACATTTTCAACCGTTACCACGTCATCATATACGCATAAGTAAAAATGCTTTGAAGTAGGTTGCCCTTCTACAACACCATGCGCCTCAATTGTCGCCTCTTTAGGATTGCTTTTACGCTTTAAAATAATACCAGCATCTAATGACCAGCTAGGCGCGTCCTTTTCAGGATTTTCCCATAAAATATCTGGGAAAGCTGAGCGCAACATCTCGTTGCTTTCAAACTCGCGCTTAATTTGTGCTAAAAATTGTTTCGCTATCGGCTTGTTAAAACTAAATATGCCAACCGTTACCTCGACACCATTCCATTTTGGATGTGGGTTATCGCCATGGCTTGATAAAATATCCTGTATGGTTAGCGCAAATGTAATAATCGAGCTTTTATAATGGCCACGCGCCCATAAATCTAAATGGCCGTTAGGATTAGCCTCTACCTCTTTACATCTTGCTAAAATCCAAGGATGTACAGCGTCTTTACGCTTTAAACCAACGGTGAATAAAAAAAACAAATCTTCACGCAGCATTTGACGGATTATTATTTGTTGATCAGGCTTGGGCTGCTTGGCAAGAATGGTTAAAAACTTTTTATAATCTTCTATTGTGTTAAGGGCTATAGGTATCACTTAAAATCCTTTTGTTGCTTGCTACCGATTTCATACCGTTTTATAAATGTCGGCAGTAACGACATATATTTATAATGTGTCGATATTTAAACTATTTGCCGACATAAAAACAAATAACAGTTTAACGTAAATACTGCTATTGCTATTATCATGCAAGTAAATAGCAAATGCTCTACAACTTCAAACATCTTGTCTAAGATTTGATTCATGTCGCTTGTTCCATGCGTTAGTCACTCCCTCGTTAGTTTTACCGCTTACCCAGTGAGTAAACTCTGGCAGCCCACGGCAATTTTTGCAAGTTATTACTATTCTACGTGTTATATTGTCAGTTCGAAAATATCTCCACTCTAGTTTGTTTTCGCCGCATTGAATGCAAGGTTTTAATTCTTCACTCATTTTTATTCCCATGTGAGGCACGCAAGATAACACATAAAGTTACCTCTTTAATCGGCTCTGAATCAAATTTCACTTCTTCAGTCATTCCCAATCCTTTGCAGTAAACTTATCCATATTTCTCATAACATCAGCGCGTGCAAAAGATTTCGCACCATTCTGCCTCATAGCTTCGCGCAAATAAGCAAAAGATGTAACTAGTGTTGCAATGCCTCTATGCAAATGGTCTAAATCTACGGCATCGGCTAATATATTCCCATCACACTCTAGGCGGTTTAGTACAAATCCAGCGTGTTGCTCTAATCTGCTAATCAAATCTAAATCGTTTATATTTATCTCCAAGCCTTCTAAAAGCTCATTCACTGCTGTCATTTGCGCTCTCTCCTTTTTTTGTCTTTTGCACTTCATCATTTAATATATCTATACACGCAGCTAAAATCTCAAGTTTAGTTTCAATTGAATGCCGTGGATCTCTTACAAAATCATTTGTTTTGCTTGTTTGCAATTCAAATATTGAAAAATTTTCTTCCTTGTCCATATGCTTTATCCTTGGAAGCAATACCTTGTTAAACGTAGATCCCATTTCTTCAATTAAAATCCAACGCCTATTACCACCATCTTCGTTATTAAGACTGTAGGTAGCTGCGGCGGTTGTACCAGAACCTGCAAAATAGTCTAGTATCACTGCGTCATGCTTTGGATAATAGGAAATAAGTTTTTTCACTAATGAAATGGGTTTAGGAGTAGAAAAACTTATATCCGCAGGTAAATCATTTTTTCCATCTGATCCATCATTAATGACAGTCAATGGCAGTTGTGTTAATTGCTCATCTAAATATCTAATTATTTTAGGCACTACAGAATGATCTTTGCCAAACCAAATTTTATCTTCCCTTACTAATTTTAGCAAAGTATCTTCTTTCCATTTCCATCCATTCTTAGGGACAGGGCATGGTTTTTTTGTTATTGGGTGTGTTAATGTTTTTCTACACCTTTTACCAGATGGATCATCTTGAGCGCATGAATTATCCGCATGAAATAGCCTATGATTAACTGGATGAATTAAATTATATGCGGCCTCACCTGGTTTAAGTTTATTATTTTTTTGTTCTTCACTTACCCATTTTGTAAAGTGTTTTTGAGCTTCCTCATAAGGATATTTCTTTATAAATTCTTTAGCCTTGTCAATCATGAGTTGAGCTGATGGTTTTTCTTCTCGTAATGCTGGAGCTTTCAATTTATTTTTTGCATAACAAATAATAAATTCATGACTTGCAGCAGCATGACTACTTGAAGCAGCTCTTCCTTTATTCCATATAAATGTTGCTAGTTCATTTTGCTCGCCGAATATTTGATTCATAAGAATTTTCATGCTAGCAAACTCTTGATCGCAAATTGATATAAATATTATGCCTTCCTCTGCTAATAGCGACCGACCGATCTTTAGTCTTGGTTCCATAAAATCTAAAAATGCACCATGATCACCAGCCCAATCGCGCTCTTTCTCTGAAATTCCTTTCCATGTATTTCTATAACCTTGATTACCACCAACATTATAGGGGGGATCAATATAAATTATGTCTACACTTACTTGTTTACCAGCAAGACCAAAACCAGCTTTAATTGCAGTTAATGTCTTTAAATTTTCCCCGTAAATTGCTATGTTTCTACTGCCTTTCTTTCCATTTACCCATTTCAAAATACTAATGCTTTTATAATCATGGGTAAATTCTCTGCTGCGTTTAATTTCGTTATCAATCTTTTTCACAGCGCATACTCCACGACCATATAAACTGCTATTAATATAACCCCGGCCACTATTACAATGGCCGCCAAGGTTAAAAAAGCATCTTTAAAACTGTTCAACATCACCCGTTAACACTCCTGCTTTCTTGTAACAATATTTTTATATCTTTAACATCATCTCTTATATGGCCAACATGCCACCCAATCGCAGCAAGCAGACCAATTACAAGCACAAACACCTTCATTAATATTTCTCTGCCTTAAAAAGCTTAGCCCTAACTGCAGCGTCTTTAGCTTCTAATAGCTTTCTAAAAGCAGTTGTACGCTCTGGATTATCCGGCAATGTCTCTAGCATCTTCTGTACTAATACGGCAAAAGGCTGTGATACTTCTGCTAGCTCTTTCGGCAAATGTCTAAACTCAAAAAACTGTGTTAAATAGTGTTGCATACATCGCGCTCCTTTATTTCTTTTGCCTGTTCAATTAATTCACTTAAACAAAATAAATCATCAATGTTAATGTCACACAACGCTGCTGGCTGACACTCCACCCTATCAATGTATATTTTAAGCTTTCCCTTGATAGCCACCAAATGCCACCAGGCGTGATTAATTTTATCTTTTTCTGATAAGTTATTGTTCATTTTGCAGCCAGTATTGCTTGTGCAATTTCATCCGATATAATCTTTAACGCAAACCCTTTAGGGTTATATTTGTCTTGAACCGCCACAACCCACTCATCAATTTTAACTCTAACGCCAGACCTGCCAAGCTTTACCGAATCATTAGAATAGTTAACCGATACGCCATCTGGATCTACTTTATAGTTTTCTATAATTTCATCTAACGCACACTTTTTATACTGCATAGCTTTAATCATTTTACTTCCTTAGCTTTTTTGTTAACACACTTCTAATATAAGCAGAAATGCTAAGCCCTTGTGACTTAGCATCCTCTTGTATCAAAACATATAACCTATCGTTAACACGCACGTCCACGCGCTTGTCTACAAGTTTTTCTCTCATCTAGCTGTAATCCTATTAAACCTATCTACCAATATCGCATGCAGAACTTCAACATCTTTTAATGAGTTAACAATGTCTTTTTCAAGCAAATTAGTAACTGCATTTTTAAGCCAGTATGTTGAAGTTGGATCTGAAAGTACGCCCTCAACTGTTGGCTGCGAACTCAATTTATATTCATTTACTACCATTTTATTTTTCTCCAATTTGTTATTATTTTTAGGGCAAGCGTTACACTCGTTAGCCGATGCCCCGCCACATAGCTCACACACAATCATTTGTTCACTAGAGGGTACAACTAAATAAAACGCCATCATTTTCTTATCTCCTGTTGTTGTTAATCATTTATACAATCCATCCTTTTTCGTTGAACGTTTCAAACAAAGACAGTTGCAAGAGTTGTATTTCAGTGTTGTTCATGTTGTCTAGCGATATATTCATAAGCTCTAGCATCGTGTAGTTGATCATCTGATCGCGCTCAAACTGAGCTGCTTTTTTAATCAAACTTGACACTAAACCCATGCGGTTGATTGCTTCCCAGTTGACGTTGTTTTGCGTAATCATCTTCTTATCCCCTGTTGTTGTTAATGTTCGTCACTTGAAGCTAGTGTACGATCAGCATTGCTAAACACTTTAGTTTTTATTCATCTCCTTGCAGCTTCTTAAGAAGAGCATCTTTTTCGACTTCGTTCTCGTCGTCTATATCTAGACTTTCGTACATTAAATCATCTTCATGTGAGCCGTATGTTTCTGT